ATATACAGACTTACCAGCGGGGTAGTCCACCCAAACAGAAAGCGGAGAAGTAAAAGTAGATACAGCCGTATTGGAGTTAGAAGACGATAGAATAGTAGTGCGGGTTAATGTTGGCCCAGTAGTTGAGTAAGTACCAATACCCACTTCCCAGTTTGTACCATCAGTAGCACCATAATAAGTAGTATTTGTATCTCCAACGCCCGCTAAGGTTTGATAGCCTGTATTAGCTCCAGACAAGGTAAAGCTAACAGTCGTATTTGCTGTTGCGGTTTCCTGCGCACGGTCTATAAGTACTAATGCCATATTATTGCCTATTGTCTATAAGTACCCATTGGGTACTTTGGATGTTTTCTATTTTAACCCATGCAAATATGTTTTGTTCTGTATTTAAGGTCAAAGGCTCTACTATTATTGCATACTGGGTTTTAGTAGTTGCTTCATTATCAGCTACGATAATACCCTCATTAATATTGCTTACAAAGCTAACTACCGCTGTCTGGGCATTAGAAACTGTTAGGGCTTCCGTAACATTAGTAATAATCTTTGCTGCAACCCCAATTATACTTTCTTGGATAGTAGTTGGTTCAGATATAGCGCTAATATAAGCAGCTATTACATTGGCGGCATCTTGTATGGTCTGAGGCTCAGATATAGATACGTTGAATGTTTTAAGCACTGCCGGCAATTCGGAAACTACCAAGTTTTCTAAAATAGAGCTAACAAACGCTGTTCCAGCAATGGGCGTATCAGCCAAGGTTATGCCCTCAGATGCAGCAATCGCAAATGTGGTTGCTAGAACGCTGGAATCGGCTAAACCAAGAACCTCTGATAATGCAATAATGAAATTTTGTGTAGCATTTGAAGCATCTTGCAAAGAAAGAGATTCTGAGATTAGCACGTTTATCGATACTGAAAACAACCACCCACTATTATTACCACCATCTACGTTAGTAGGGCCTATAGCGCTCCAAACAGCACCACCAGTAGCATTAGAATCTTTAATATCTAGGTATGTTACTGAATTTGTACCGCTAGTACTACTTATTGTTGCTTGCGTTCCAGCGGTAGTACTCGCTAAATATTTAAGAGTAGTTCCCGTAGTAGCAAAAAGTTGTACTGTGTTTGTAGTTCCTGCTTTTAGTTGCACAGTTCCTTGAGCAATAGTAAGGGTTCTAGTTGATCCCATGATTAAAGCGTCGGCAAATTGCCAAGTACAGTTTCCATTAAAAGTAACTGGAGTGGCAAATGTTCTGCCATTTGTAGTTATTGTTTTTGTTCCTGATGCCCCCGCAAAAGTTAATACGTTTGTTCCTGTAACAAAACCGCCAGATGTAAATAAAGTTAAATTGCCATAAATAGTTTTTGTACTTACATTAAAAGCGCAACCCGTGGCAAATGTAATGTTATTAGATACGGCTGGGCCAACCACTCTATAAGCGCCAGTACCTCCAAAAGTAAAATTAAGAGCTTGACTTTCAGTTGTAGCGGAATCTACTGTAAATGTATATATATAATTACTTGCTTGTGCGGACGTAAGAAGTACGTTTGAAGTTCCAGTATAAGAAAATCCAGAAGCTACAGAAGTAAAAATAGTTTGAGAAGTAGTGCCTACAAATGGAGATAAAATTATTTGCCCAGAACTTCCAAATGCAATTGATGTATTCCCAACACTGCCCGTTATTAAACAATATTTAGTTCTAAGTGTAAAATTATTTAAATCTAAAGTACCTGAAGATAAAGTAGTATCGCTATTTACTAAACTAATATTTTTTAATAGCTTAGCTGTGCCACCACTTTCTATCCTAAAAGTACCAGTTATACTGCCATTAATTGAAAATATTCCGCTAATATTACCTATAACGGCACTGTTTATGCTAAGTATTGGTATAGTTAGTGCTTTATTAATGCCATAAAAATTACCACCAAAAAAAGTATTTGTAAATGTATCTGTTAAAGTTAAATCTCCGTAAAAATTTCCTGTACCAGTTGCTTCCCATGCGTTTACCCTTGTTGATGTTGTATTTGGTAACGAATATTGTCCAGTATCAAAATTAATAATATTTGCAGTAGTTAATCCAGCATCGTCAATAATTAATGTATCTTGTGGCAACGGAAAATTAGCAAGTGCTGGCACCCCACCAGAAGATGTAGCAAAAGCAGTGGATGTAAAATTACCACCAGCTAGTAAACTCCAATAAACTGTTTTAGGAGTAGCGCCAGTAATGTTTGTATTTCCACCGCCATTGCCAATACTAGTTCCTGAAAATGGCGCCGCAGCTCCACCAGCAGTTATGCCATAAAAATCAACGCCACTTAAAGATTTACTAGCCGCATTTATAGTAGCGCTAATATTTGGGTTATAACGGGTAAATAAAAAACGTTGTGTTACTGAACTACTTGTTACGGTAAAGGCTCCAGAAAAGTTTAAAGTTCCACCTAAATAGCATTTATTTTGTTGGTTTGCTAAAGATATGGCTGTAAAATTAGTGGCGTTAAGTGTTCCATGTAATGACAAAGATGTGCTAGAAGTGCTATTTATTGTTAGCGTTGCACAAACTGCTCCTGTACAAGTAACATTTGGATTATTGCTAGCACTGTCAAAAATTACATCATCAGCAGAAGTTGGGGCAGATGCCCCAGTGGCTCCACCAGATGTAGCAGACCAATTTGAAGTAGTGGTTGTATCCCAAGTTCCCGGAGACCCAGCGCCAGGGCCAACCCAATATCTAGTCGCCATTATTTAGCCCGTGTAGGCATAGCTAACAACTAAGCTAGCTATACCCATCATTAAACTTCTAATTAAGAAGTAGCAGTAGTGCTGTATGTAACCGCAAGACTATCACCGTTAGCTACAGTCTTACTGCCACCAGTAAAGTTACCAGCAGAGTACAAAATACCAGTAGTTGTGTCTTTAGTAGCAGAGGCAGATGCACCAGAGTTAATAAAGCAACCGTTAACAGTACCAGAACTTGTCATTGCAAAAGTTAATGCAGTAGCAGTTTTAGTAGTTACGTTTGTTGGTGTTGTACCTGTAGAGGTAGCAGCAGACCAAGATGGAGCTTGACGACTGCCTGTATATGTTGGAGCATTTGTGCCACCAACTTCAGTCCAGGTATGTGAAGCCATAGTGTCAGCGGCTGTGTAAGTAGCTGTGCCACCGCAAAGACCTAAATAGTTAGCACCAGAAGCCGTACCACCACCAGTACCAGTAGCGCCAAAGTAGAAGTCAAATAACGCTTGCTTACCTACAGCCATTACTAGGTTAGGAAAAGACTCTTCCCATTTCAAATTACCTTCTGCGTCACGGCACTCTACATGGTAGTGTCCTTGGATGCCTAAAGTTTCGTCATGGGCTGCGCCACGGGTTACTGATGCGCTTGCGCTATCACCAAAGTTTGCTAATTCATTACTCATAATTACTCCTTAACTAATTCTTAAAATTGCGGTACTTGCATCCGCAGTTGGAAATGTTACTGTAAATGTATTGCTACAAGTTTTGTCTGAACCAAAATCCAATACTGCTACCGCTGAATCTGTGGTGCCATTATAAATTAAAGCGCCTCTAGCAGTAAAGGATGCCGATGTCCAAACTGCATTAACAAATGAAACAAATGCAGTTGTTCCGCCACTTGCTGGTGGTAATATTACCAGCGATTTTCCTCCAGCGGTATATCCTGTGCCAGTTATTTCTTCTGATGATACAGATGAATATGTCAATGTATCTGGGCCAAGGCTTGCTGTAGCTGGAAAAAGAGCTATTTTGTAGATATAAGGCGTTCCGACTGCAAAGTTTTCAGTGCCACTTAAACAGCTTTTTTTGAATATTGTGCATTGCCCTTGCTGAATCATGGGTTAACCTTAATTTTTGCTTGCCCATCTCTATAGCTATCACCACGCTCAAGACCAGTTCCAAGTCGATTTAATTGCATTAATGCTTCAGTGTATTTATCTTCGTAATATTTAACCATATCCGCTTCGCCCTTCATAAATATCATGGCTTCACGCATAGAGCCATAAAGCAGAACGGGATCATAATTTTCACCAAGCCAACTTGTTCCATTTTGATTATTAACAGCCATTACCGTATATTGGAATCCACTACCAGCACCACCCAAATAAGTATTGCTAGCCGTTAAAATGTCGTTAGGAACATAGTAACTTCCACCATCAACGATGTCTACCGCAGTAACTTCCCCGCCAGAAATGGTGATGTTTGCATATGCGTTAGCACCAGACCCACCAACTAATGGAACATTATTGTAAAAGCCATTGTTATACAAAGATCCACCAGAAACAGTTCCAGATCCAGCAAGCACCCCTTGGACAATAGACACTGGGTAATAAAAATAATGCATTTCTACATTATAGTTAATATCTGGTGTTGGCCCCAACAAAAACGATAATTCATTTATGCTAGTAAACTGTGGCCCAAACAATGAATAGTACCTTGGAGTACCAGTATCTGTTGGTTGTGGATATGATTCTCTAATAAAATTTACGTCTTTATTCAATAAATATTCGTATGAACCATTCGGTTTAATGACGGCTATAGAATATGTAGATAAATAATCATTTGGCGCAGATAAATAGGGATTATTTGCACTTACTGTACCAGTCACATTCTTGCGCAATGCAGGAATCTGAACGCTATTGTAGATACGCTCTTCTGCTTCCTGAACAAAAACAGGAATATTTGCTACAAATAACGATTCAGTATTCTCAGAATAATCCTGAATTGCTTGATATAACTGAACATAATTCATTTAGGGCTTTCCCTTATGCCATTGGGCCACGAGTTTTAATGCCTTTAGTAGCGGCACCGTATCCACGCATAGTCTTTTCACCGTGCTTATTGTCTGGCTCGTAATTGCCTTTGCTAATACCAGCAACAGACATATTTATTTTGTCTACGCCATTACCAGGTTTAGTAACCGAATCTTTAGCCGTGGTAACTTTTTTACCGCTCATTGTATGTGGTTCAGCATAGACTTTGGCTGAGCCAATTTCTTTGCCGCCTTTTTTCATAGAATATGTAGCCATGATTAACCCTTTTTCTGGTTGTTTGCACGAGCCATGTTACGTCCTACAGCCTTCATAGCTTTTGATGTAACGCTAGATGCGCCTACTGAACCTTTGCCTTTTTGACCTAGCACTTTTGCGCCTGAATCACCCAAGTTTTTTCCTTGAGTTTTACCCGTTTTTGCAATGCCATCAGCTGCTTTTTTAAATCCCATGATTAACTCCTAAGTTACTGTTATTGTTACTATGCCTACTTGCCCTACTGCAATTAAAGCATTTGGTGTTAGTAGTGTATCAAATAATCTAGATCCACCAACTGGATACCATCCCCATTCAAACACCCTGCTACCACCTTCTGGATTACCGTACCCATTAGGGCCAATACCAGTTAAATTCGTTTGCAATCCATTATTACCAGATACTTGATAGCTTACATCAGGCCTAGGTTCCCGTACAGCCTGTGGATCATTTACTGGATACATACCCAATTGCAACTGTGGGTGGTCTGGATCCCAACAAGTAGGGCAAACCTTGATATTATATATCTTAGTCTTAACTACTTGCTTTTTTAACTCTTTAAGCTTATAGCGCTGTCCACACCGATCACATTCGGCAATTGAATTCTTACCAGAAGCATATTTAGACGGCATTTATAAACTCAATAAAACATTTCACGAGGAACAAAACGAATTGGGGCTTTTTCTCGATCTTCATCGGACGCCAATTGGAATTGCTGCTCGTAGTCCATCTTCAATGCTGCTATACGATTAGGATCAACCTCTGGCTTCTTCATGCCAATGTAATAGGCTAATCCAGCCACCATAGCGGGCAGGAAGCGGAAAGGGATATCCTGGGTAGTTGCACCACCACCAGCGTCCTGAATGCGTCTAAGGCGCCAATAAACGAATGTATATTGAGTTCCAGGAGAGTTAGGTGTTGGCCACACATTAATTGTTGGATAAGCAATACCAGTTACCGGATTGACAGCCCCTGACTGGCGGTTAATCCAAACTTGAATCGGTCTTCCAAGGGCATTTTTTGTTGGAATTGTAGAGTAGGTAGATTCAGATATACGACTAATATTAATGTCAACTTGATTAGTCCCTGTTCCTGTACGAATTACCTGATCCAACAAGTCAATTGTATCTACTGGCAAATTATATGCAATTTGACCAGTGACCATAGGAATCTCACCCTGCTCAATAGTCCATAGATTAATTCCACGGTTTGCCCATTCAATAGTAAGCAAATTTAAACTACGGCGAGCGGTCTTTAAATCATAGCCAGATCGAAGTTCTAATCCAGCCCGCTCAAACGCTTCTTCAACAAGATCGTTTAAATCTAAGTTAAAAGATGATGTTCCTGTAGTTGTCATTATTTCTTCTTAGCGGTTTTAGCTGATTTAATAAAGTCTGCTTTTGTAGGTGCGCCTTGTGATCCAGCTTTACGCATTTTTTCACCAGAGCCAGATTTAATACGCTCTTGTTTTGCATGAATGTTTTCGTACAAGCCCACCTTACCACCTTCAGCATATTCTGTGAAATCGGTATTGTCTAGGCGAGCTTTACGCTTACCATTAGGCATTTTAGAAGGAAGGATTGCACCCATTCCACGACTAGATCTCATGCGCGAGTCTTTCCACGAATAGCAATGCCGTCTGCACGTTTAGAAGCAGAAGAAACTTTGCCACCAGACTTCATCTTCTTAGCTTTCTCTTTGTCTTCGTAATACTTATTCTGAGCTTCAGTACCCATTACATTGTCTTTAATGCGCTTACCAAAAGACTTTACTGGCTCAATAATGTACTTATTAAGATTAGCTTTGTCTTCTTCGTTTTGCTGACGGTCAATGTCGGCAACTAATTTATCTGGATCTTGAACGGCCATAATTAAACCATTTTACCTTTAGTATGACCTTTAGTCACGCAACCGTCTGCACGAGTTACTCCACCTTTAGCCATGCATGTAGCACCGCCTTTTTTCATCTTCTTTTCAGACTCTTCGCCTTTAGCATACTGAGCTGGAGTAATCTTTCCAGACTTAATAGCTTTAGCTTCTTTGAGTTCTTCAGAATATGTCTCTTTACCACTAAATAATTTCTTAGCCATAGTACCGCCTCCTTTAAATTTTTTACCTTTATCTGCGGCAGAGAAATCTTTGCCTACAGATTGTGGAACACCAGCTTTTTTTGCAAACTCAGGAGAGTGTGCAATAGCTTCCATAAAGTTATGTTGCTTTTTAGATTTACTTGGCATTTTATTTCCAATGACTCATAAAGAAATCAGCAAACCAACCACCAGCCGCAACAAGAAGAACCCAAGCCAAGCCAGCTAAAGATTTATGAATAATTGCTTTACGCAACTCTGCTCTTTCTGCTTCTGCCTGTATTGCCATTCTAACCCAATGAACTTCATCTGGGCTTAATGGGTGAGATTCAACAGCCTCATTAACGGCGTTTTTAACTAGGTCTACTAGTTCTTTTCTAGTTATATCGTCAAGTGTCATTTTAACATTTCCAGCGGTTTAGACTGGCAGCTTTACGAGTAGGTTTGCCGTTTTCGTCTTTCATTGGTCCAGGCATGCCAGACATACGGGCGCAGAATGACTTCTTCCTAGCCCCACCTTCAGGCTGTGGAGCCTTTAAATTACTACCTGTAGCCGCATTGTACTTAGCACGGCCTTTTGCAGTGAGACCAGCCCCTTTCGAGACTGGAAGTTTCTCACCACGCCCTACAGCTAAAGAAGGAGTTTTCTTCTTAGTAGCCATGATTAGCCGTTTGAACCAGTAATACTATTTTTAACTAATACACCAATACCTAGAACGCCAATACCTAATCCTGCGCCACTAGATTTACATTGCAACTGCACGTCCGATTTTTCCAAAATTGTATTTGGGTATGGTCGTGTAACAGCAAAAGTATTTAAAAATGGGGCTGTAATACGAACATTACTGACACCCGTAGAGCTTGTAGTAAGCACTCTAAACGTTGCAAATACGCCAGATGTTACTGAGGTAGATGAAAACGCATCAAACTGAGTCATGTACGCTGTGTAGCCTGCGGGGACGGTGTAAACAGACATGTTTGTTCTACCGTTGCCAATGGCAATTTGTGC